TTCCTGCAGCCATAGTATGTTAATCCTTTAAATAGTTGGTTAATTATTTTCTTGTTTCGCCAACTCGTAAGCATCTCGTATTGAATTTATTGCGTCTACAGCACGAGGTTCTATATTCCCAGATGGAGTACCATTTGTAGAATCTATAATCTGTGCATCACGTTTCTCTGCAACAATGTCTGCGTTTACATTTTCAGCTTGTTTACTCTCATAGTTCATGTGAGTATAAGCAGCTTCCAAATTGCTTATATTGTGCTTCAGAGCATGATTAAATAGCTCATGCTCATTGAAATCATGATTGTATTTATTACGCAACTCATCTACTTCTCTATGCAAATTTTGTTGACGCATCGCTCGGTTATGTTCCTCAAGGTTAGCCTCTAGTTTCCTTAAGCGCGCTTCCTCTGGGTCCAAATCCTCTACATCATCATACGAAGTGTCAGTGTTCTGGTTGCCTAGTGAAACTCCAAAAGCATTACCCAAGGCGCTTATAGCCCCTTCAGGATCTGATTCTAGTGCTTGAACTATTGCTTCTCCTTGAGCTAAACGCTCACGTTCGCGGGCCAAATCTTGCGTTTTACGTGTGTAATCTGCTTGTCTCTGGTATCCGCTTTTTAACTCATCAAGCGAAATTGAATGAGTTTCCCCATCTATTGTGACCTGATGATATGAATTTGGATTGCTTTGTGCTTGATCCAGTTCTGTTGTTTCCATTCGGAATCCTCTCGGTTGTTCCTAATATTTATATCAGACTGTCCCAAAAAAAGCTTATTTACCCCAGATTTCCTAATTCAAGGCCCATTTGCCCTTGAAGCTGGTTGATTAATTCAGGGGGAACCCCACCAGTTGCTTCAAACGCTGGAGGTGGCGGTCCGCCACCCATCCCCATAGGGGGTGGGGGAGCAGCCATCCCAGCCTCTTCGGGAGGCGCAGCATCCCCACCCTCTGTGCCTTCAGGGGGCATAGGCTGTTGTTGCACTATGAACTTTTCAGGATTTTTTACCCCAAAGCCATAAGAAAGTACATATTTAGCTAGCTCAGTAGGATCAATTACCATACCTACAAGTGGGGCAACAGCATTCATAAGGGAAATAGCCTGCTGCCTTCTAGCTGTTTCATTTAACGGCTGTGTTGAACCGCCCTCTACGGAGAAGTCATATTCTCCCATAATGTCGTCTCGTTCGTAAGCGACAAAATACTCTTCATCATCTTTTCCTGTTATACGAACCATTTGTGGTTGAGTCATGTACTGCTGAAGCAGTTGAAGGACCAAACGAGCCACTTCTCCAATTATTATTTCAACCATTGCAAGCTTGTCTGCTGCTCTGGCGTTGCCAGCGTCAGCAATAATGCTTGCTTCTGTAGCAGTCCTTCGTATTTCAGGCATTTGCCCACGAGCATACTCAGATACACCGCTT